ATCCAACACAGAAGAACGCGATACACTTTATAAAATCTCTCTTAACCCTATTGCATTCTTCCCGAATGAAGGTTTTGTAATCTTCGGTCAGAAGACATCACAGAAGACACCGAGTGCATTTGATCGTATTAATGTACGTAGATTGTTCCTTGATCTTGAAGTCAAGACACGTGGTACAGTACGTAGCTTTATCTTCGAGCCAAACACACTATTTACAAGAACACAGATTAAGAATGTTCTTACACCGATCTTCGATCTTGCAAAGAATACACAGGGTGTTTATGACTACCTTATCATTTGTGACGAACGCAACAATACACCATCAGTCATTGATGACAACGCACTAGTCGTTGACATCTATCTGAAGCCGGTTCGTTCTGCAGAGTTCATCTTGGTGAACTTCTACGCAACAAGAACCGACGCTAACTTCTTGGAGATTGTAGCATAACGAATAAATAATTTTATGGCAGATGTAAATCAACTAATTCAAGACTTCTACAGAGTAGCGCAAAATCGTAATTTTGCACGTGATTATAATTTCCGTGTATTATCAATTACGACACCAGGTGTTACTAACGCAGCAGGTCAACCATTAACATTCAACGAATCAGACGATCTCGTTTATGTAAAGACAGCAATCTTACCAGAGCGTGCTATCTCAAATGTACCTGTTCCTTATATGGGTCTTAACTTTAACTTACCAGGTAATGCAACTTACCCAGGTAGTGAAGGTTACAACCTTACATTCTACGCTGATGCAAATTCAACTATCAGACAGAAGTTTGAAGACTGGTCACGCTATGTATTTGATGATGCAAATAGCACAGGCTTTTACTTCACACCTGGTCCAACTTCAGTAATTGATCTTGTACAGTTAGATAACCAGATGAATAAGGTTGCTCAGTATAGCTTGATCGGTGTTTCACCACGTTCTGTAGGTGCAATAAACTATAATATTGCTGGCGGTACAGGTGAGACGGTTGAGTTCCAAGCAACAGTTTCATACCACTACTTTACAAGAACAGTTTAAAGGTTTCATATCTCTTAATTAAATAATTAAGTGAATGATCCAATTAATGATGCTTTAAATAACCTAGGTGGTATCTTCACCGGTGTAAATCCACCGTTTGCACCGCAGATCACCGATCTTATCGGGTTTAATATACCTGGTAAACCTTTAATTAGTGCTCGAGATTATTTTCTCGCACAAATGGAATCATGGCTATCGGTGATACCGATGGTAACTCAATGGATAGCTGTTATAGAAAGATTTCCTGTTGCTTTACAATCATCATTTATTCAATCGCTTGAGCGCACGGATGCAAGTAAACACGGCTGGGATATTAGTACAGCGGTTAATGCACTTAAACAGTCGCCCTATCAACGTATTGTCGGTTGTTTATTTGTACATGGTGTAACGATACCTGCAGAACAGTATGATGTATCATCTGTTACAGTGCCAAATAATAGAGGTTTCCTACCCGGTATTATTGCAGGTGGAAGACAGATAGAACCGCAGTCATTAGTACTGGAGTTTAGAGAAACAAATACATCATTTGTTGATGCTGTAATTAGACCGTGGTCAATATTAACTTCACATTACGGTTTAGTAACACGTCCAGGCGATCAGATATCGAGAACAGGTACTCTTTATGATGATAAGAACATGAAGACTAATATCATAATTTTACAGTATACACGTTCATTACAAAATGTATCTATGATACCAAGAAAGACGTGGACTTTCTATAACTGTGCACCATATAATATTAGTGATCAGTCTCTTGAGTATAGTGAAGAGAAATTACAAATCTTAACCACTCGTTGGACTTACAGTAATTATACTGTTGGTGATAATCTTTATATGCCACTTGGAAGCATCATACAAAACTTTTCAGAAAACGGGTTTCCGAATATTACAGGTAATTCGGGTATCGCTAAACCACCGTTTAGCCCGTTAGGTGGATTTTAATTATGTCTCAATTTGTATATGTGGCCTCTTTACCAGGTTTACAAAAGACTGTAAACCTTACAGAGTTAAATTTTATCGATTACAAGCATCTCGTTAAGAATATTCTTAACGGTAATAATAGAATTATACATAATGCATTTAATCACATATTAAAAACTAATTGTCAGGATGATATTTCTGAGGCTACATTTTTAGATAAGCTTATTATACTTCTTACAATTCGCGCAGTATGTATATCACCGGTTTTAGAATTTACTATTGAAAATCCTGAAAATAAACACCCGTATAACCTATCATTCGAGGTAACAGAGATAATAGATAAAATTAATACAATTAAATTTTTTAACAATTTAAATAATTTAGAGGTAGAGTATAACGATTTAAAGATAACATACGGTATACCTAGTAATCTATATTATGATTCTGTAGAAGCATCATTATTTTCATCTATTAAGAAAATTAAAATGTATGATCAGGATATAACAGATCAGAAACAATTAATTTTTGATAAATTACCTGCTGCAATTTATAAAGATGCAAAAGACCATGTTAAAAAGATAAAAGCTGAAATTAATAAGGTAGCTTTACTATCTGTAAATATTACAAAGAAAGAAAAAAACGATATAGAAATAACACCTGATGTCTTTAATAACTCAACATTAGACTTTCTGAGCTTGTGTTATAAAAAAGATCTTGTCTCATTATATGAGATGGAATATTTCCTAACATCAAAACTACATATACCATTTGAAATATTAAAATCATCTACGTTTGCCGAATTAATGATTTATATTAATTTTTATAATGACGAAAAGAAGCGTGAACAGCAATCCATGAAGCAATCGAGCTCAAATCCGATGACACCGAAAATTGGTTGAAAAAATAAATTCACGCCATATATATCTTTATGAGTAGTACTAATATTAGCGACGTCCTTAAACAGCTTGATGCAATAAGTGTTGAAAGCGGTATTGAGGTTCTTGTCCCGTCACTTGGAAAGCCTGTTAAATTTCGATCACTTAACCTCAAGCAACAAAAAGGCTTACTAAAAACATCAATTGACGAGAGTTTAACGAGACTATCATTTAATTCTTTATTTTATGATATTATTAAGGATAATATTCTTGAACAAGGTAACATCAACGAGCTATATACGTTTGATAGGTCCGTGATCGCCCTAGCCCTACGTTGTAAGGGGTTAGATAGTAACTACACATCTCAAGAAACAACCATTGATCTTAACGGTTGCCTTGATGCTCTTTCAGCTATAGATGTAACTTCACAACCCCTCAATACAACTATTGAGGACGGTAACATAATCATCAAACTTCAAGGTCCAAAACTCGGTACTGATAAAGAATTAAATGATTATGCTGTATCAAAATCAAATCAAGACACAGATTTTAAAACAGTTATCGGTGAACTGTTTGTTTATGAACTTGTAAAGTTCATAAATACTGTGTCTATAAAGTCAGAAACAGGTGTTAACGAGATTAACTTTAAAACAATACCAGTTAATGACAAGATTACACTAGTTGAGAAACTACCTTCAACGGTAACAAATAAAATTTTAGAATTTGTAAAGTCTTACAGGACTTTTGAGTCACAATTTACAAATATTAACGGTGTTCAGATAGATATTGATGGTAGCTTCTTTACTGTTTAAGGTATTTTTTTATAAATACTTTAGATGGATGGAATGACCCTAGATAATTTAACTACAGTCTTTGGAAATCTTCAAAGATCTCAAGAAGCGCAGACTAAAACACTCGATACAATTAAAGGTGTTATAGAAGCAAAAACAGACAAGATAAATGAGTATCTTGTTAAGATGGTACAGTCTATTACTGATATGCAGCGCTCTATGGTGTCAACGGTAACTAGTCTCGGATCTGATATTAATGAGAGACAGGTAGAACAAATATCTGCTACAGAAAAGCATACCCAGGCTACGACAAAGTATAACGATACAATATCAAAGGGATTTAAAGCATTGACATCGTCTTTCTTAACTAGAGAAGGCACACAGGTTGCACAGCCGCGGCAGAAAGAATTACGTCCAAAGTCGGAAGTAGAAAGACAACCTACTAAATTAGAGAAACAATCTTATAAAGAACAGGTAGCTATTGATACAAAAATGGGATTACTTCTTAAGGAAGTACAGAGTCAAAAAAATGCTAAAGAATCAGGTGGTATTTTGAAATTTCTAGCACCGATTTTAGCACTAGTGGGAGGCTTTGCTGTACTATCGTTTGCAGCAATGAAGTTTGGACCTACTAGACAATTTTTACAAAATATTCAAAAGAATGGTCTGTTTAATACCCTAAAAGGTCTTATGAGTAAGTTTCAAGATAAGAAAGTTACCGACTGGTTACGTGGGTTACCTCTTATAGGGAGATTTTTTGATATCTATGACGCTTTTACATCATTTGCAAAAGGTGATTGGAGAGGTGGGTTAAAGCATTTAGCATTTGCTCTACCATTTGGCGAAACTATTATTAATATAATAGGCGGTAAGACGTATGGTACAAAAGAAGCATTTTTAGGTAAAGGAGGCGCTACTAATTTAATCAAAAATTTTAGTCTTAAAAATATATGGAAAAATTTTAAGCAAGTAATGACCGATTTTTTTACACCTATAACAGATATATTTGATAAAGTAGCTATAATTTTTAAAGAATTAGGTGGTGGCTCTTTAAAAAGCATGCAAGACGGGTGGTTAGATCTTGCAGGATATTTTCCTGTATTGAGTCCGGTAGCTGAATTTTTGTCCGGGCTAACAAGTGATGTTTTTAACTCTACAATGGGTAAAGAAGCACAGGCAAGTATGACACAGGGAAAATTTGCTAATTTTGGTGATATAATAAAAATATCACTTGATCATGTCTGGGAAGGTATCTCTAAATTTTTTAATAAAGTGTTAACTATCTTTATGAAAACAGGCGAAGTTTTAAATGCCATAGGTGACCTCTTTAGTGGTGATTATAGTAAACAGGCTGCAGCACTTAATGCAATAGATGACATATCGCCAGGAATGGGTAGTACACTACGTGGTATGATGAACGCAATTAATGCATTTGAGTCAATAGATATCAAAGCTGAGGATGATTTTAGCACAATTGCTCAGAAATTAATGTTTAAAGCACGTAAAAAAACAAAAGATTATAGCGCGCGCACAACAACGGTGCAGGAGCTTAACGATAAAGCACCGCTTGCAGCAAAAGATAAGGATAATGTAGCTTTGCAGGAAAGAATAGCAAACTTAAGGCGTGATTATGACACTCTTGCTGCAAAAGAAAAACTAAAAGAAGCTCAGCTATCACTTGAGCTCGGCATGGAGCCAGTTAAGAGATTAGAAAAAGAACGGGATGCTGAAATAGTAGCTAAGAAAAAAGAATATAATTATGATACCATGACAGAGATTGGAAAAGGTGCAGTAAACAGCATGGTAGAAGACATTAAGAAATCATTTAAAGATAAAATTGATCCTATAGTAGCTCATACTATTGATCCAGCAAAAAAACAAATTGAAGAAGCTAATAAATTAATTGAAACAAATACCAAATTAAAAGAACAGCAACGGAAAGATGCTTCTTTTTTTGATACAAACGAAAAAGAAGAGAAAAAAGAGACAACACAGCCGACAGAAAGTGAATGGCAGGAAGCAGTACAGCAGCGTATGAATTCACATTTGAGTGATTTTATGAATAAGGCTGGTATTAGAAATCCATATACAGATCTATTTAAATATATGCAACCTAAGCCTCTTATGGGTGAAGGGTATTCACCTATACAGCAGGCTATTGATAATGCATCAGCTAATAAAGATCAAGTTGATATGGCTAAGAGTATTATAACGGGTATAGAAAAATCTTCTGCTTTTAGCAACTTAGGTGCACTTAAAGAAATTCTTATTGCTACGAAAGATACTAATAAGTTCCTAGAAAAGATTAGTGAAACTTCTGCAATTGCCGCATCTAAAGAACCTCAAAATATTAACATAGCGGGTGGGGGACACCGTCCTTCACAGGAAGTAAAATCCTCGCGACGTGGTCCCCGCGCCGCATTCCCAAATGCCGCATTCGGAAGAAAGCCGTAGGTATAATATTACGTCTTAAATAATAATATGAAAAGAATCTGGGGTATAAAAATCAATCAACAATCACAAGTACCTGGCGATCAGCAGGTTGATTTGCCGGAAT